GTGTTCTTCAACGCGGTGACTACGATCTTATCGATGGCATCGTCGTGGATTTCGAGTGTGATTTTCATTTCATACTCGCTTTGATGAACTCGGCGGCAAGCGGCGCGATGATCGCGTTGCCGTAGGCGCGCAGGCGTCCCACTCTGCCGGGTATCCCATGAGCCAGCGGGAATGTGCCGGGTTCAACTGGCCGCGCTTTTCCGTCTGTGCAGGGGAGCCAATCGCAAGCCCAACTTGTCGTGGTAATTGATCCAGACTCGTCCGTTCCGTGCCGTCCGGGTTGATGCCCGTTTTGCTCATGCCCGGCGTGTCTTTCCAGTCCCGGCTGCTGGGCGTCGCCCACACCGCCGTCAGCGCAAAGTCCTGAAGGTTTGATCCGTGCCGCGTCTCGCCCATCGCCCGCTTCGCTTGACCGCCCCGCTCCGCATCGTGCAGCGTCGGTGTCGGCCACGAACCACAATCGCTGTCTGATGTGCGGCGCGCCGACGCCGCAAGCTGGTAGTACGGCCGACCCGCAGGCGTAGCCTTGCGCTTCCAAGTCAGAGAAAACAGCGTCGAGCCAGCCCCATCCAATCGCCGCTTCAACCTGCTCACCAAATATTGTTCCAGGTCCGCACTCGGCGATGAGAGATGCCCACGCAGGCCACAGATGGCGTTCGTCATCGGCCGCCGCACCCTTTCCGGCAGCACTGAACGGTTGACAGGGACATGAGCCTGTCCAAACAGGTCGGTCGTCGGGCCATCCGGCAAGTCGGAGCGCGTAGGACCATCCGCCGACGCCGGCGAAGAAATGGGCTTGGGTGTACCCATGCAAGTCGTTGGCTCGCACGTCAGCGATGCTTCGCTCGTCAACGTCGCCGATCGCGATGTGTCCGGCCTGGATGAGGTTGCGGAGCCATTGGGCGGCATAAGGATCAATCTCGTTGTAGTAAGTCGCCATTCATGCCTGTACCGCCGCCGAGATTTTCGGCCGCTTCGGCAGTGTGGCAATCTGTTGCTTGCGGTCGAGCGCGCTATAACCGGGCAGAGGGTCGCCGAAATATGCCTCCGTCAGCGACGTATGCTGCAGGCCGGCACGATAGTCCCGCTCGCGGATCACGTTGTCGGGCGGCTTGATGAAGGTCGCGGTCTCGACCTTGCGTCTCTGTGCCCTCGCATCCCGCTGTCGCGCATCGAAGCTGCGGCCGCAGTCGCTCAGCCGCTTGCTCACCGCCCACCAGGTGCGGCCGATGGCGTCGGAAATCTTCTGGCAGATCGCCGGGCGCGCCGACTTGTGGCTGTTGTTATAAATGGTTGCCGCGATCTTCACTTCTTCTGCCGTCCACGCTTTCGAGATGCCGCCGATTTTCATGCCGCTGTTTCCTCCGCTTGGTTTCCCCACGCGGTCCAATTTTTTCGAGATGGTCCGCGGCGATACAGTTCGATCTTCGGCAATGTCGGGAAATACGCCTCGATCAATTCGAGAAATGCTTCCGGCTTGGCGCTGTGCTTACCGACGCGGCCCTCGATCAGTGACGGAGATTGCGTGCCGGGGGCGGGCGCGGGAATGTCGCCCTTGACACCGACGAGAAGCAATTCGTGCGCGTTGCGATTCCAGTAGCCGGTGCCAGGGCGATCCTTGGCCCAAATGAAATGCGAGCGGTATTCGAACCGCCACGCCTTCATCACGACCAGCGCCTCGGGCAGCATCGGAACCGTGGCCCACAGGAACAGCACGCTATCGTCGGCAGCTAAGGATGCGACGTCGAGCTTGACGATCTCGGCATAGGATTGCGTCGGATAGTGATTGTCGGCGGCGCGGTCCATCCCTGTTTCGCGCGAATAAGGCTCGAACCGCCACGGCGGATCGGCGTAGATGATGCCGAATTTCTTATCCGGCAGTGCGGCTATTTTTGCGCCGAGATCACGTTCCCGCTCGCCTCGTTTTTCTGCCTTTGCCGCCTGTCTGATTTCAGCGCCAGTTGCCCGCGCCGCGAGCGCCGATTCAAAAGCGTCGTCATCGAGTTTGGAGAGGCTGTGGATGGTCGACCATTCAGCAGGCAAAAGCGCAATCGTCTGCGCATTTACCAACCTGGGGTCGCGGGCGATCTCCATTAGGCACTGCGCCACCCGCGGCTTGAATGGCGCACGACCGTCAAACAGCGCCAGCCATTCACCGTGATCGAGATCGGCTTTGGCCTGGATGAGAATCTTGCCGGTCTCGATAATGCCTTCGGCACAGCGACGCCATGCCGCGCCGATACGTTTGGCGTAATTCTCGACATCAACGATTTTTAGGACATCGTTCATGCCGCGCATCCCTTTGGTTCCGGCGAAGCCTCGACCGCAAGTGAAGTCGGATCGACATAGAAAATCGGCTTTTCGGCTTCCAGAAAGTAATTGATCTCGTACCCGATCCCCTTGCTGATCTCCCACGATTCCATTTGCGCGATCACCAGCGCGTCGCATTTCCGCATCATCACCTTGTCAACCTGCATCCAGATCGTGTGGTCGCGCGGATCGATGTTGCCGTAGATCGCAATCGGGTGGGTGTGCGCGATGGGCGAGTAACACCTAACGCCATGCGTAAGAAGACAAGCAGCAAGCGCCGCTGCATCTATGAAAGCCTGCTCGATCCCAGTGGGATATTTCGAATATGGGGTCGCCAAATAGATCAGATCGAACTCGCGCAGCCGCTCCAGAGTCACCACGCATTCTCCATGTCCCGCTTGGTCGGCATCTTCTTCGGCTTCAATTCTCCATCGACGATCTGACCGTCGAATGACCAGAATGACGGCCGTAAATGCTCGCGCCGACGCGATGACTTGACCGCGATATATTCGTAAAGAAACTCGTCTTTGCCGACGATCAGCTTGCGCTGCACCAGAATGCATGGACCATCCCACGCCATGCGGCGGATTTCCTTGAGGTCGGAGTCCAACTCACAATCGCGCGCAAACTTGCTGCCGACCGCGTAGACCATGGACGTGCCATTGGCGGCCAGATGGATGAATTCGCGGAATTGCTGCTTGGTGATGTAGGTCGTCGAGACTGCCGCGTTGATAAAGTCATAGATGGCGGTCGGCTTTCTGATTCTTCCCATTTAGCGCCCCTTCACCAATACGGCGCGCACGCCGCGATAGACCGCGACCGGCCACACCAGCACGAATACCTGGAATGCGAGCAGCGCCATGACCCAAGCCCGAATGCGGCCATGACGCGCCTTGAGTGCGCGCAGGTCAGCCATCGCCTGCCGGGGGCCAAGCGCCAAAAAGAACAACACTTCGCCGATCGTCAGATAGACGAAAAGAAAGATTCGCATTGCTGCTGTTAGTCCCCCGCAAGAGAAAGAAAAGAACGCCCTCACGCTCTACTTACGAGTCGATTGCTTCCACAATGACGGCGGTGCCGTCACCCCGATCTCTTTGAGAATGTCCTGCCAGATAGTGAAGCTGCGGCTCGGAAACCCGCGCAGCCGCCAGTGGTGAACGTTGGCCGGCGATACGCCGAAGCGGCGCGCGACCTTGCTGGTTCCCCCTGCGGCATCGATGATCGCGCCCGCTGATTCGAGCGTCTTGCCTTGTGATTCCATTTCGTATAAGGAATTCTACGAAACGTTCAAATTGTCAAGGGTGCCGTTTGCGTTCATAGATAAATGGCTATGGCTGTGGAATTATCGCCCTTCATGGCTAGGGGCGAGCCACCGTTAGACCCGCGTTCGCGGCAGGCCGTCGGGCGTCGCCTGAGGGCCTTGCGGATGGGCCTAGACTTTACCCTAGCCTACATGGCCTCCCGCATCGAAAGCCACGCCAGCCCGCAATTGTGGGCCAATTACGAGCGTGGTGATCGCCTTCCTCGCTATCCGACGCTGCTCGAAATCTCACGCATATTCGGCGTGAGCATTCTCTGGATTCTGGAGGGCCGAGTCGACCACCTGACCATGGAACAGGCGCGGATTATCCGCCGCGGCGAACTGCGGATGGCCGAGATCGAAAAGGATCAGAACAGGGCCGGAAAAGGCAGAAAGCCGAAGAAAGCCTAGCCGACGACCCGCAGAACTGGCCCGCGGTCATCTCGCTCTGCCTCCCAGCCCACCAATTCGCGGGCATATTCCAGCACCAGAACGGCTTCCTGGCGGTCATCGGGAAGTTGTGCAGCTATTTGAAGGGCAAAGCGTTTCAGGCGGGAACAATCCCCCGGAACCTCAAGCATTTCGATCTCACATTTCGGCTTAGTCGCCCGACTCGACCGTATCGCAATGCGGCATCTTGTCCATGTATCGACCGATATAGTATCACGAAAAGTTGAACGATCTGTTGACAACGTGGCTTGCGTTTGAACGAAATGTTCAATAGATACTGGCTACAAGAAAGCCAAGCAAGAAAGGGTTCTCGCCATGGCAATCGACCTCATCCTATCCCCCGACAAGCGCAGCAACGAGCCGCTTGAACAAGCGCGACGCCAGCTTTTAAGCGGCCTCGCCGCTCTGAAAATGCCCTACGTGCCGACATGGCCCGATCCCGAAACCTTCGAGGACATCAAGGCAATGGCGCGCGAGGTCGCGGCGCTGGCCGATACTTGGCTGCGCGCGGTCGGCGAGGAAGTCGAGAGCAACGCGCCCGTCAATATCAACCGCGAGCTATTCAAGAGCGCGTTTACCGATGCGATTGATGGCAACGCGACGTTTGAACTGGATCGTTGCGCAGAAGT